CGTGCGTCCCAGCACCAGAGGAAGCGCGGCCCGATCATCCGCCGCCCCTGGCCATCGAGCGGATTGTTCGCAGGCTCCCGCCACCAATCCTCGGTGCCCTTGATCGCGACTCGCTGGACCACGCGATCGACCGAGCGGTTCGAGTACCAGGGGTAGAAGCTCTCGGCCGACTTCGGGTCGACGAAGACGTTCGGGCGGTTCGGCGCGCAATGGACAGACGGAAAGCCGTATTCGGTGAGCCAGATCGGCTTCATGCGCGGCGTCCACGCCGTCGGCGATCCCGTCGGCACACCGGCCACGCGCGGCCTGTGGGCGTTGTCCCACCACCAGCGCAGATCCTTGATGGCCCAGAATGGTTCGCTGATCGGCGACTGCACGCGGTTGGCACCGCGCCCGGCCAGATCCCGGTCGGCCTCGCTGGCATAGAAGTAGCTGATCAGCTCGCCGGAACCCCAGCCCGCGCCGATGGTCGCCGGGTCTGTGAGCGAGCGGTCGCTGTCGGTGATCGGGAAGTAGGCGTCGATTCCGACCGCATCGATGTTGCTGTCCGCCCAGAGGGCGTCGAGCGGGAAGTCCACATTCGCGCCGCCCCGGTCGTTGTAGCGGTATTCCGACCAATCGGCGGCGTAGGTGACGGTGCAGTTCGCGCCGAGCCGCGTCTTCGCCTCGGCCGCGATCTGCCGCCAGAACGGCACGGCGGGATAGGCTCCGCCCGCATCCCGGATGCGGTTGAGGCCGACCATCTCCGAGCCGACGGCGAAGGCGTCGACGCCGCCCGCCTGCTCGCAGAGCGTCATGCAGTGGCGGATGAAGCGCAGGTAGCCCGCAGGACGCGTGAAGAAGCCGGGCACATCCGCCGCAGCGCCGGTGATCCTGCCGCGCCACGGGAACGGCGCCGGATCGGGCGGCGGAATGTCCATCATGATGAACGGGTAGAACAGGACCTTGTAGCCCCGCGCCTTCAACTCCTGAACCGCCCGGATGACCGAGCCGTCGCTGATCGTGCCGCCATAGGACAGGGCCGATTGTCCGTTGGGGAGCGTGTAGGAGGTGACGACCGGCCATATGGAACGTCCGCCGCCCGCGACCGACCAGAGATGCGGCGTGGTTTCCGCCCCGACCGCGCCGGATTGCGCCTGCGAGTACTCGCATTTCGGCAAGAGATCACAGGTGGCCACATCGATGGATGTCCCGAACCAGGCGTAGACGAAATTGATCCATTCGACATTCGGCAGTTCGCGCTTCAAGTTGTCGATCGAGACGAGAAAGTCCGAGCGCTTCGTGCCGGTATTGCCGTTGATCGCCGCCTGGGATGTCGCCGAACCGTGCCCGACCTTGCGCACGATCTCGGTGTCGGTGACGAACTCGCCCGAGGCCGGGATCAGGCAGACGCCCTGGACCAGGTGGCGCGCATTGTCCGGATCGTCCGAGCCCCGATAGACCTCGACCTCGAAGTTCGGAAACCGGTTGCCGAACGGGGTGAGCTTGAAGTCCTCCAGCATGACCGTGACGAGGCCGCGATGGGCGGGCGTCTGACCTGCGCCTTCGACCGCCGCCATCAGCGGATCGGCCTGCTGGCTTTCCTCGCCATACCCGACCCGGATCGCGCCGACATGCTCGGGATCGAGCATCGCGTTGTTCACCCAGACCCGGTAGACCGCCGTGACCGGGCCCTCGCAGACGCCGAGCAGGATGTCGGCCGAGTACTCGTAGCGCGTGCGCACCGTGGTCTGGCGGCGACCGCCGCCGCTGCCTCCACCCTTGCCGCCACCGCCCGTGGTCTCGGTCTCGGTGATCGCGGTCTCCCTGATGCCGCGCACCCAGATGATGTTGGCCGCGATCCGCCCGCGTCCCCACACTCTCGGGATCGGCTGGCCATAGGCAGAACCCGAGACCTGCAGGTCAGTGACGCGCGCGCCTTCGCTCCTGTTGACGGTGGACGGGCCGGGACCGAACAGGTCCTGCTCGATAGCAGCGCCCAGATACGAACCGAGCATCGCGCCTGCGGCCTGTCCAAGCCCGCCGCCGATGGCGTTGCCCGCCCAGGCCCCGGCGACGGTCAGGACGAGTTGCGCCACGGATCGGACCTTCAGGCGGTGAGTTCGAACGAGAAGTTCGGCAGGCGGTTGCCGAAGGGCGTGATGGCAAAGCGTTCCAGCACCACATAGGCAAGGCCGCGATAGGCGGGGCTAAGCCCCTCGGTCGCCGCGATCAACGGGTCCGCCGATTGGGTGGCGTCGCCGAGATAGACGCGTCGCGCCGAATAATGCTCGGAACCGATGGCGTTGCCGTCAGCGAACATCTTGCCAATGCCCGTGATCGGACCTTCGCACAGCGCCACCGCGACATCGCAGAAGTAAACATAAGTGACAGTCGTGGTGGTCTGCCGGCCGCCACCACCACCGCCCTTGCCGCCGCCACCGACCGTCTGCGTCTGGGTTCGCGTCTCCTCGTCGAAGCCGCGCATCCAGATCACGTTGCCCGACAGCCGCGCCTTGCCATAGACGCGCGGGATCACCGAGCCATAGCCCGATGATTGCACCCTGAGATCCTGCAGGCGCGGGCCGGTGACGACGTTGTTGCGCGCGCCATCACCGAACAGCTGGCCATCGATGATGCCGCCGACGTAAGCGCCGATCGCCCCGCCGATCGCCGAGCCGAGGCCGGGCAGCAGCAGGTTGCCGATGACATTGCCCGCGACGGTCAGGACGATGCGCGCCATCAGGCGATGCCCGGCAGGCGGAAGGCGGCTCGCGTCTTCTCGACCCAGAATCCGGTCAGGTCCTGTTCGACGACCGCGCCAGCCTCGCGGTAGCAATGCAGCAGACGGTTCCCATCGCTCAGAAACCCGCAGTGATGCGCCGGGCCCTTGCCGACGCCGAACAGCAGGATGTCGCCGGGCAAGGTATCGGCGATGTCGATCTCGGCGGCATGCGCCGCCATCTCGTCGCGCAGGCGCTCTTCGGCCCGGTAGAGCGGCCAGGTTGCGGCATAGTTCATCGGCTGGGTGATCGCGCCGATGAACGGCTCGGCAGCGCCGCGCACGAAGCCGATGCAGTCGCAGCCCGCGCCCTTCATGGCCGCCTGATGGTGCCAGGGCGTGCCGAGCCATGTGCGCGCCTCGGCGAGCAGCGCTGCCCGGCTGAACGGGTTCATGAGCGCACCGGATAGGAGAACACCTTGTCGTTCCCCGGAATATGCGGCTCGCCTCGGAAGTTCAGGATGTTGGCGAACTTGGCGTTGCAGGTCTCCGGCGTCTTGTCGCAACCGGCGACAAGTACGATCTGGTCGCCCACGACGATGGGCCGCGGCATCGGCACGAACAGCCGGATGGTCTGGCCGTCATGCAGCAGCACCTCATTGACCGCGCCCGCATTGGCGCCGGTCGCGAAGGTCGCCTTGCCGAAGGTGAAGAAGCCAGTCGCCCGCGCGGTGACGATCCGCACCGTGTCGGCGGCGATCACCTGCGTGACGGCGTAGTTGTCTGTGCGCGGTCCGAGCGCGACGCCGCATTCGCTTGATCCGAGATCGACGCGGCACAGGCGCGAATAGAGCTTGCCCGCGGTCTGTGCGAGCTGGTTCGACAATCCCCGGATCTCGGCGGAGAAGCGCTGGTCGGCGCGCTTGATCTCGCCGAGGAAGCCCTTGCGCAGCAGGAGCCGCCCCTGCGCGAGATCGGCCCAGTTGACGATGAAGACCTCGATCCGCGCGCCGTCGAACAGCCCGGCGATCAGGTCCTCGGCCTTGAGCGCCGCATCGTCGAGGAAGCCGTCGACATCGAGATTGTCGACGGAGAGATCGGAGGCGGTCTTGATCGCGGATGGCAGGAAGCCGGTGGACGCCACATAGGTCAGGCCGTCGACGACAAGCTCGCGGTCATGGTCGGTGAAGCCGCGAACCCAGCCATCGGCCCTTTCGAGCCGCCAGCAGGTCGCAAGCGTCGTCACCTCGCCGGCAAGATGCGCGGCGAGCGCAGGGGAAGCGGATTTCATGGGCTTATGTCCTGATTTCGACGATCGGGATCGATTGGACGTTTTGCAGGTTGTAGGCGCGGCTGATCACCTGAAGGTGGTCGGTATCGAAGCGCACGGGGACGTCGAAGCGGAAAGTCGCAACCGGCGTCGCGGCCGGAGCCGCGCCGAATGTAAGCCGCCCTGTCGCGTGATCGATGGTCGGCG